CCTGCGAGGATCGCTTGTACGGCGGATGCGTTGATGCTTGGGAACGATGCGGCAATCAAAGCCCCGGCGGCGTCTTTTGAGATCAGCCCGGCGGGAATCTGTTGCAGGATTGCGATCAGTCCCGTGATCTGGGCACCATTGAGACTTACGTCGGCGACTTGTGGCGTCGCCTGCTCCACCGGCCCCGCCTCCGCCGCCGCCGCCAGCCCGCCTTCGACCGCCTGCCCGTCGATGCCGCTCCCGGGCTGCTGCTGCGCGAGCACGTCGGTCGCCGTCGGCTCCTGGCCGAGCGTGCCCATGTTCAGCGGGCGGTAGCGAACGTCGCCGCCGTCCACCGGGTTCATGCCTTCCTCGGTGCGGATGTCGTTCGTGTTGAACACGCCGAGATCCCACATCTGTCGGTAGTACGTTGACCGGCTCGCGGAGTCGGCCCGTAGCATGAATCGAGTATCGAACGACACTTCGTAGCGATCGTCCTCGACGATCAAATCGCGGGTGAACGCCGACTCGAATCGACGCAGCCACGGCATGATCGTGTCGGTGAGGAACTCCTGCGACGAGGTCTCCAGCGACCCGGGCGGCATCGCGCCTTGGGCTTGAATCTTCCACGCCGGCACGCGCCAGAGTCGGCAGATTTCCTCGATCTGGAACCGCCGCCCTTCGAGCCACTGGCTGTCGGTGTTCGTGTTCTGAGGCAAGGCGTGCGGCTTCAGCCCGCCCGTGAGTACGGCGGTCTTGTGGCTGTTGCCGACGCCGGCGTGCTTCCGGTCCCACTGGTTCGCAAGAGTCTCCCGGGCGGCGAAGTACCGAGCACCGTGGAGTTCGTAGGCTCGCGCCAAGGCGATCGCGTCCTTGCACGTCTCCACCGGAGACAGCCCGTTGATGCCGTCTTCGGTGAGCCCGCGAATGGCGAGAATCTGCTCTTGGTTGTAGACCGTCTCCTGGCCGCGCTCCTCGCGATACTTGTAGCGCAGCTTGCCGTTCTCCAGCCGCTCCACCTTCATCCGCGACGGGTGTAGCGGAATGAGTTGATCCACCGCTCCCGACTGCCCGGGCACGATCTCGCAGTAGGCGACGTTGTAGAGACCGGCGTGAAGCATCAACTGGCAACGCCACTCGAACGAGGTCTGCCACCCGTTCGGCTGGAGGTTCAGTTTCCGGTACAGCGGGAGCTCTGTCGCGCGACGCTTGCCGCCGTCGCCCATCCGCTCGAGCACGTGGAGAGCCGGCGTCGCCACCGCCTCCGCGAGCACGCGGATGCACGCGAACACCGTCGAGACCATGAGCGCGTTGTCGGGGCTGATTCGCACGCCGGCAGAGGATCGGGAGCCGGCGTCCTCGTCCCACATGCGTTCCTCGCCGGGAAGCCAGAGGATGCGGTGCTGCTGGTTGGCTGCGATCATAGGAAGAAGATTTCAGGGGTGCCGCTCGGCTGTTGTTCGGCACCCATCCAGCAGGCGATGCCTTCACACAACGCCACGATGCCGTCGATCCGCTCGGTGCTGTTCGCCTTGCTCGGGTACACGTTGCCGTGCCGGTCTTCGGCCACGGCACAGTTCGATGCGTTCCACGAGAGCACCGGATGCCCGGCGTGCCGGGCTTTGCCGGCGAGCACGAGGGCATCCAGTGATCGCAGGGGGGCCGACATCGCGCGGCCTCCCTGTGGGTATCCAACCACTTCCACCCCATCCCCTTGCAGCATGTTCGCCAGCATCTGCCCGTTGAACTTCAAATCCACGGCCAGTTTCCGCACGCGGTACTGATCGCAGATCTGCACGATGTCGCGGTGCAAAACCGTGTAGTCGGTCACGTTTCCATCGGTCACGCGGATGTGCCCGTCTCGAATCCACCCGAGATAGTCCACCTTGTCACGCTGGGCACGCTCGGCTGCGTTCGACTCGGGAATCCAGAAGAACGGCAGGATGTCGAGGGAGTTGTCGGACGGGTCGGGGCAGACGAGCACCAGGGCGGTGAGGTCATACGTGCTCGCAAGATCGAGCCCGGCGTACACCGGGCGATCGCCGAACTCACGCAGTGGCCCGCAGCACGCAGCCCACGCATCCGGCTTGAAGAATCGTGTGTCTTGGGTTGTCCAGACATTGAGCCGGTATCGCAAGAAAGAGTTCAGCTTCGTCGGCGACTGCTCCGCTTCGCGGGCATCGGCGGCAAACGAATCTTCGGTGATCGTCTGCCCCAGCGACGGGTTCGCAATCTTCCACACCTTCGGCGTCTTCCACGTGCCGTCGGTCGCACAGTCCGGCGGGGCGGCGTAGATGCAACCAAAGAACGTCGGGTCGAACGCAGGGTCGGCGATGCACTTCTCCGCGTAGGCGTGCTGCTCCCAGCAGATGCTCTTGCGGTCGAAGCCCGCCGTCGTGATCGACAGGATGAGCGGCTGCCGCCGGGCCGCGCCGCCGTACCGGAGAGCATCCCAGAGCCGCCGATCCCGCTGGGCATGGAGCTCGTCGAAGAGGAGCATGTGGATGTTCAAGCCTTCCGCCCGGAAGGCGTCGGCGGAGAGCACCCGATAGAAGGAGTTCGTGGTGCGGTCGATGATCGTCTTCCGAGAGTCGATCACCTCGAGACGCTTCGACAGGGCAGGAGACGAGCGAACCATCGACGCCGCCTCGCGGTAGATGATCCCGGCTTGTTCGCGATCACTAGCAGCGCCGTAGATTTCGGCACCAGGCTCGTTATCACAGACGAGACCGTAGAGGGCCACGCCGGCGAGCGTAGTGCTCTTTCCTTGTTTCTTTGGCGGATACTTGCTGGAGAGTGCCCCCGCTCTATTACGAAACGAGGGCACGCCCCAGTTCGATGTATGCGGTGCGGTATTGCCGCGTTCCGTCCTGCTTGACTGTTGCGAAGATTTCGCCCAGCACCTTCTTCTGCCAATCCATCAGCAAGAACTGCTGGCCGGCCTTTTGCCCCTTGCTGTGCCGAAGAACTCTCTCAAAAAAACGATAAACCCTACCGGCTAATGCGTCGTCATAATGCGACAGTTTGTGGCTTTTCTTTTGAGTTTTCACGCAGCGCCCTCCTTGCACTTGAAACAAGACGACTGAAAAGTTCTAACGCTCGCTGCGTCACAGCGTCCTTTTTTGCCATATTTTCTTCTGGCGTAAGTGGCTGATAGTTGCGATAGTTTGCCACGGCCAAGAACTGAGCGCGGTCGCTCAAATCTGCCTTGCTCAGTGGATAGATGTGATCAAGCTCCCACGCCTCTCCGTAGTTGCTCCAATTCATTTCGCAAGAGAACTGTTTTTCGATGTAGTCCATGAAAGCGCTTATTGAAATTCCAAGATCTCTAACCAACGATCCGCCAGCAGATCTTGACTTGATGGCAGATGTCATCCTTGCCCTCAAAACTGTTGCGATCCTGTGGTTCATGTTTGTGCTGTATCTCTTGCGCTCTCTTTCTCGAACTCCATCTGGGTCGAGTTGCCGCTGAAGCCTTATCTTTCTGGCTTTCTCGTCCTTGAGCGATTGCGGCAACTCTCGCGATTTCTTTAAGACAGAATCGCGATTATCTCGATAGTATTTCAATGCTTGCTGCCGGCCGTATGCACGATATGAATCCGCATGTTTTTCATAGCAGCGCCTTTTGTAGATTTTTACTTTTTCGGGGTTTGCCTTTGCCCTCTCGTTGCATTGCTTTGCGTGATTAGCTTTTGCGCAAGGCGCACATCGCGTTGGAACTGGCCCCTTTTTCTTTACGGCGATTTTGCTTCCGCAATCAACGCAATCAACATGAGAGGGCCTCGGATCTCGCCCAGCCTTCATTCTGCTTGCATCGCTGGCGGCCTTTAGGCTCCTTGCTTTCGCGCAGTCTTTGCATCGCTTTCGCGCCGGCCCCTTCTTGGCACACATTCCGATTGTTGAACAATCGGCGCACACGTACTGCCTGCACATTGATTTGCCTCGTGACACAGGGTCTGCATTGTCACAGCAAAACTTGAACTAGGCAACAACTACCCGTGAGCTTTCAGCAAGTCTTCTAGTTCGTCGGTCGGCTGTTCTTGCTTCGTGCCAAGTCGCACTCTCGATGACGGTGTGAGCCCGAACTCGGTCATGAGCGAGGCTTGCAGGCTCACGAGCCCCTTGTAGAGCGGGCCGGCCGGGTTCGGTTTTATGCCGCCCAAATCTGTCTTCATCACCGGGCCGGTCGCGCGGAGCTCGAGCAGGCACGCTTGGGCCGCAGCATAGACCTCGCATAAAGTCGCGAGGGCTTCACCGTCCCCGGTCGTGAGCACATTCATGCCGAGCAAAATCGGAACCAGTTCCTGCCACTTCTCGACGGCGAGCGGTTCGACGTTCAGCCGCTTCGGCATGGGCGGAGCACCAGGCGGAGCGCTCGGCTCGCGTTTCGGCGCGCCGCGTTGCGTGCCTTCGAGGATCTTTAGCGGCGTTGGTTTCGGTTTTCGCCCGCGGGTTGCCATGTGATTATTTCGTAGGCACAGACCGGAAAAACGAACGGCTATTCCGCCGCACACGCGAGCGGCAGCACTGTTGGTTTTCCTCAGACGGTCGTTTTCGTGCGCGCCCCCTAGGCGGTGGGTGCCCACAATCTAGGCGGCGTGTCAACCGGCTCGCACTCCGCGTGCCTCCGCGTTGGTCTTCCGCTGGTGGCAGGCAGAGCACAGGCATTGACCAGCGTCAACGTCATACCTCGATCGCCCATCAGCACACACATCAGTGCCGGCGACAACAGGGCTCACGTGGTCAGCATGCGCCTCGCCCTTGCGACCGCAGACCCGAGAGCAGTGCCGGCACGTCCAGGCGTCACGCTCCAGCACAGCACGCCGCCACGCTCGGTGGCGGCCATCTGTATACCCTCGCCGGTATGCGTTGGGTCGCGACTCCGCAATGCGGATCTGATGCTTGGCCCGAGGTGGCCGCCACATCTCGATACGCTGCGGCATAGCCTAGCTCTTCAGGCTCACGATCCCGACAATCCCGGTGCTGTTCGTGGTCGCACTCACGATCCGCAGGAAGGGCACCGCAAACACCTCGTCGGGCAGGGCATACATGCGGCGGTCGGCGGTCGATGGTGCGAGCGTCACGTCGGCCACGCTGCCATCGGTTTTGTAGAGGCGGCTGTAAGGCCCGGTGTCGGTCGAGGCTCCCCACATCTGCAGGCTCGTGGAGTTGGTGCTCATGGTGCCGAGCTCGACCACGCCGCCCGCGAAGTCTTCCATACGAATGGTGGTGACAGATCCGGTGGCAGTGAACAGCGTGATCGACAGATCACGCGAGCGTCGGCGAATCTTGACTTCGGACATTAGGGGAACTCCTCGAGGTGGCACGGGTCCAGGCCCGCAACGCGGCCGTCTGCCTCGATCCTAGGGCGAGGGGCTGGCAGGCTTGCAGCCCGGGGCGGCGTCTCTCGCCGCAAGAGCGCACCGGGGCGGCCGTCCCTTCGCTCAGTAGTGTCACAGCGTGTCACAGCGTCCCGGCGGGCGATTTCAGCGTTGGCGTCCACGATTTGTTCCCAATCCATATCACAACGGAAAATGTCACTTTTCGCCAGTTTGTGTTCAGTGCAGCAGCCCCGTCAACTCATGCGGGATCAGCGCCCGCACCGCCTCTAGGGCGTGCGTCTCGTCTGCACCAGGCTCGCCGTATTTCAGACGCGACCGGCAGTGCTGCTCAATCTCCTCTAGGGCTATCAGCGCGTCCCGCCCGGCGAGTGCGTAGCGGTGCAGCCGCTCGTCCTCCGGGTCGGACAAATCAAATCGTAGGGTGGCGATCGGCATTATCGGTGCTGCGTAATAGCGGCGTTTTGCGT